TAATCAACTGATTTTGTTTCCATAGCGTCTTCGGCTGTTAAAACAACCTCTGGTAAAACAGCTTCCATATCTTGTGCTAAAACACCAACTTGAGTTTTAGCATTTTCAACATCATTCCTTTTGTAATACACACCTTGCATTGCCATAACTTTTTGTAGACCATTTGCTATGGGTTCTATATCAGTTTTAAGTCTTTTATCAGAAAAAGCAGTTACATCATTATTAAATGTCGCCGCTCCTGCACTTGACATGTCTATTGTTAAAGCAGTAATTCCAGAACCGCCATCATTACCTTTAACTATAAAATCTTTATCTTGAACTTTTGTTTCTATAACAAAATCACTACTTGAATTTGTTAAGTGTGCAATAGCTGTTCCACCATCTTTGAATATTACGTCTGCACCATCTGCATCAAGTATAATGTCTCCAGCAGAATCAAATGTCATATCACCAGAGTTTGTTTTAACAGTGCCTACATTTACAGAACCACCAGATAAATCTAAATCTATTAAAGCATCTACAACAGCCGCTCCGCTTCCTGCTCCATCTAAATAAACAATCTTTGTGTCGCCATTACCTATTGTAACATTAGCTCCACTACCTTGCGATATATTTATTGATTGACCACCAGTTGTAGCGTTTTCAATAATATGAACTCTTTTCATTGTGTTTGGTGCAATAGTTAAAGTTCTAGTTGCCGTCAAAGTTGTTGATGTTACTTTTATATAAAAAGCTCTTGCACCATCTGAGGAGCCATCTGCTACAGTTTCTGTTGCATCAGCATCTGATGCCATATTAACAGTTGCAAAGCCTAAACCTTCACCGATTAATTCTAAATTTGTATTTGTTGATGTACCCCACGTTCCAGATTCATCACCAGTGGTTATTTCTTTAAGCCTTAGATTATTTACATATGTTGCCATTATGCCACCCTTTCAAGCCAATTCGCCAGTTGATCTGGCTCAATTAAACTATAAACTTGTTCTTCACCAGTGGATCCCGTACCACTAACTCCCGTTAAAGATAACACAGAACTACCAGATATTGCAACATCTTCTAATGAAATCGTTAATCCTGCCAATGTTACTCCAATATTTGCTCCTGCAAACACTGTTTCTTCACCTAGTGAAGATGTTAATGCAGTCACATTTGTAACTGGTGCTCCAGTTGTTGTTGCTATCCTATAAGCAAACGGAGTATTGGCTTGTCCCCCCATTCCAGAATGGACGCTACAGTAGTAATATAATGTTGGAGCAGACACAGCTACTGTTATCTCTGTATAAGCTCCAGAGGTTCCAGGAGTTCCAAAAGTTACTACTCCCGTGCTATATATACTACCTCCTCCATGCGTTCCATCTGAAGTTGTTGATAGCCTTAATGGGTGTCCACTATTACTACTATCACTTTGATCAAATCTGTAAGTATTACCTTCAAAAAGTTCTAGTGTAGGTTGTTGTACCCCATCTATAAAGTATTTATTACCTCCAGCCGTTGATACAACTGTAACTGTTTTTGTTATTGTTGTAGCAGAGTATCCGCTTATTAACGCAGAAGTAGAAACACCAGTGGTAGTAATTAAAGCTGTTCCCACAACAGACTCATCACCAAAACTTACTGTGCCAGTTAACCCTTCTTCAACAACTCTAGCTCCTGCTCCAGCAAGAACATCATCAAGAGTTGTAGTTCCTGCAACACCAGTAACGCTAAATATACATGTTCCAATGACCGTTGGACTTGCTATTTGAGCTTGTGCTTCAAAACTAGCTGGTGTGATTGTTTGACCAATATCAGCAAATACTCCACCACCCCATATGTGGTCACCCCAAGCAGAGCTACCCCAACCAGATAAAAATTGGGATATTCCTTCTATACCAGTAACAGAAACAGTTACTGGAATTTGAGGAGTAACATCATTTATTGAGGTAGTTGCAGAGACTCCAGCAACTTCAATAGTAAAAACACTACTAGCTGTTACTGAGTTAAGAGTGGCAGTAGCTGTAACACTATTAACACTTACATCGGCATCTACAAATCCTCCCCAAAAAGAGGATCCCCAAGCACCATCACCCCAACCACTAGTAGCCATAGCTTAGTCTTAAATTAAGCTATACGAATGATAGCGTTGTTTGCGTCAGCAGTTGGAAACTGAATAGTAAATGTACCAGATGTTGATGTTTTATTAGTTGTAAAATCTAACACACAAACAGCTTTATTACTGTCTGAGCTATTGTATATCAAAGCACCCATTGCAGTAATTGTTGCAGTTGTAAAACTTAAATCAGCAAAATCAGTAAACGCAGTCTGTGAAGTCGCCGCGACGGCAACAGATGGATCTACTCTTGTTAAAGTTCCGCCTCCAGTTGCATATGAACCACTAGAAGCAACTTCACCAGTTGTAGTAAAAGCAGTTGTTCCAAAGCCCAAAGTTGCAGTTGTAGATGATTTACCACCACTACTTTCTGCATAAAGTGCTAACTTAAAAGTGTCTCCACCAGAGTTTAAGAAATTGTGTGTACCTTCTAACAACTCTTTCTTGAAGGAATTACACATTGCTTGTGTTATAGCCATATTAGAGTCTCCTTATATATTCAGCCATTTCTTTTTGACCGTTAGATCTTAAGATATGAACTATACTAGCTCGTTCTTCCTTTCTTGCCAAGAGTAAATAATGGTAGAGTACTTTTTTAAGATGTTCTCTAAATTGATTAGCTTGTTGTCTAATATGAGCAGGAGCTTCATCTGATATACTAACTATTTTATCGACTGCTAAATCTGCTATTTGTTCGTTTGTTAACCCACCTTGATCTGATGTCATAACATTTACTTTTCCAGCTTGTGATACACCTATACTAAACATTTATTTCTCCTCATATGTAACTCCAGGAATATCTTCCCTACCTATTATATTTGGGGTAGCGTCCAATGGTTCTGGTGGTTCTAGTTTAGATTTTTTAGTAATTAACATACTACCTTGTGTCACAGTTGAAACTATTGGGTCATCTAACCTATGGTAACCATATAATTTTTGATCATCTGCAACATTAGTATCTAATAAACTTGAGTTATGTGCTATGTTTATTTTTATACCTTTTGATATAGCTATTGCTAACCAAAATTCACAACAAGCTCTTCCTGCTTCTGCAAAATTAACTGCTTTATGCGTAAAATCTATACCATATAAATGTAGCTCAGACACTTCTTCAGCAATAGCGTAAGCAAGAGCATAGGCAACAGTATTATTAAGATAAGCGTATTTTGTTTTTTGTAATACTTTTTGTAAAGGATACTCTACAACATCAGGGCATCTTTCATCTAAACAACAAGAAAATATAGGTATATTAAGCTTAGTTTTGAGTCTATCAGCCATAATGGTTGTTTGTTTTCCGGCATTAGGTGTATCTAAAAACCTAGAAGCAGGATCCATCATAAAACATTTGTCATGGTAAATAACACCAGACATGGCATTGATAGTCCATATTTCATCAAATTTTTCACTTCTTACTCTAGCAAGAACAAATTCACTGAAGCTATTACCAAGAGCGACAATAGCAACGCTTTTAGTTTTACTCATGTTTGCCTTTGTCTAACTAAGCCTTCTCGATAAGAATCAGAATAATTTCTACCTTCTGCGTAATTTTTAAGTCTTCCAAGTGCTTCTAAAAACCTACCATTGTATAAGTCTAACACGTCCTTTTCACCTTTCATAAATGTATACGCTTCCATTAACGTACCATATAACAAGGCATCAGGTGCATTTGTGCTTATCCAAGTTGTTCCACTGTCATCTGTAGTAAGTGAAGCTGGACGATAATAATAATGTAATTCAACAGTTAACGCACTACTTGGGGTAGGTGCTAAGATAAAATTATTAACATCAAACTGTGCATAATATTTAGGGTTTCCCGTTACAGTAGGATCAGGGTGAAATTCTTGTATAAAATTGACATCTTTTTGTAAAAGAAAAACATTTTCGCTACTGCTGTTTACATAAGATAAAGAAAAAGTAGCCATGTAGTCACTAGGTTTTTGTAAAAACTTATTATCAGCAGTTGTTGTTCCCGTTACATTTTTTCTAAAGTAGTCTAAGTCTACTGTTTTAAATATTCTTTCTTCTGCATTTTTTATAAAAAACGGTATCTCTGCTACAAACGTAGACTCATCGTTTTCTGTCCAGTCCTGCACTGATTGTGTTAATGTTGTTAATGTAAAACTCATGATACACTCACTGTTACAGTTCCTAAAGATGTCGTAGCACTAAAACTTGTTAATTGAGCACCAAGTATACCCAAACCAGTATTTGTATAAACAATAAATTTTTTGTTATCATCTGTTTCTTGTGGTCTAGGTTGATACAAAGCTTGTGGCTCAATAGGTGGTTTTCTAGGTGTTAGTTGTGGGTGTTTAGGCTCGTATTCTGAGCGATGAACGACATTGCCATTCCACTCCATTACCCTTTCACGATAAGGAAAAGCAAAACCAGACCTATCTGATATAAATTTTGATTTTTTTCCTAATGCAAATCTACTCATACAAAACCATAATATGTACTACTAGGGGTTAATGATAAATTAGAACGGTCTCTATCCTCAGCAGATGCTCTTTCAAACTCTTCCTCATACATAGCTTTTAAAAGCTGTACTCTGTCTGGTGCTCTTTTCATAGCTAAATAATATGCCAATCCAGCAGTCAAACAAGGATAAAACCTAAAAGGTACTTCTACTGTGTTTTTTGCAGTATCTGCATCTTGTATTCTAGTAAGAGCATCATACACAAACACATCAGTACTGTTTTCAGGTGTAGACCATAGTTTTAATTTAGGTGTTATTTGTCTATCTAAAAAGTATTGACTTGGTCTGCCAGTAGAAGACTTTGTTGGTATATTTAAATATTGATCTCTACCTATTCTGCTCATACTAAAATCCGTACCACTTCTTCTAATAACAGCATTTAAAATATCAATTAGATCAGTATCTAAATCATACTCCGCAGTTCCTGAGGTTAAAGTTTGTGTTCTTTGTTCTATAGTCCATTGATTTAATCCTCTGTTAGCCCAATCAGCAAAAAGTATATTCATTGATCTTCTTGCTGTTTGTAAATCATAGCCAGTACGAACTTCTAAGCCACAACGCTCAAAAGCTTCTTCAATATACTCAGCTACATCTAGCTCAAAATTTGTAGAGGATGAAGTTGTCATTAACTATAAGGACCTTTGATAACTTTGCCACCACCTGACATTTTCTTTTTATCAGTCATACCACCCATAGCATAACTTTTCTTTTTCATAGCACCACCACCCATCATTTTTTTCTTTTCGGTAGCACCACCCATAGCGTAGCTTTTCTTTTTCATCATTCTTTACTCTCCTTATAAAGATTATTAAATGTCACATCGGGATCCATATATTGTTCATGTTCCTCTGCATTATGAGTCCACTGACTCGGTTTAAAATCGGGAGCTCCCTCTCCAGTTTCCCAGAGTGCAGGGGAAGTTACTCTAACCCTGTTATTTGGCAAGGCAACAATGTTACCCGTCCAGTTATCAGCCTTAATTAGTTGAATGATATGACTCTGCTTATGCTGAGCTGGATCATCAGCTAAATCAGACTGACTGTAATCTATTGTAAATAAATATTTCCCGATATGCAACTTATTATCTATTTTACATATCCATGGACTAACACTTACATAATCTAACTTAACAACACTATGGTAATGAGAACTGCAATCCCAAGGTTGTGCAAAACGTGGGTGCATAATATCGGGCATAGTATCAAGAGGAATATCTGCTACTAATGCAGTCAAAGGCATTCTAGCCCACATTGCACCACCATGAATATTTTTATCTTCTGTGCCATCAACTTCACAACCAGTAAAAACTACCTGAAAGCCTAGTGTTCTATCAGGCATTGTTGTTACGGCAAAAGCATGAGCATGTATAAACTCACCTCTATACTTTTCATGGTTATGGGTAAACTCTTTGCGTACCCAACATTTGAAGAAGGGTATATTACTCACTAAATAAGGCATTAAGCTTTTTTCTTAGTTGTAGTCTTTTTCTTAGGTTTTTTACCTTTACCAAAAATATGAGCATCTACTTTCGCCGCTTTACCTCCAGTTAATACAGAGTTTACACGAGCCATAGCCCATTGACTTGGTGTTGTTCCAGGACGGTGTCCAGTCTTATAAGCCGCGAGACCTTTATTATAGACTTGTCGTAACTGTCCTGCTGTTACTTTTTTACCTTTAGCTCTAGCCTTTTTAGCCTTTTCAGCTAGTGATTTACTTACGTTTGCGGACATTTTTCTTACCCCCTTTTTTCATTGTTGCACCCTTTATAATATCACCACGAGTAATTTTATTATAGGGGGGTGTTAATGAAGCTAACTTTTTTTGTTTAGGTGTAAGCTTTTTCTTCATTTCTTTTTTCCTCCATACATTTTTCTAAATTTTTTAGTATACACAGATTCTTTTGTTTTTCTGCGTTTACCTTTTTTATCAAAATCTGTACTGAATTTATAAGCAGATGGGTCATTATCTGCTTTAGGTGCATTACGTTGTATTTCTTTACGTCTTTTTGCTTTGTCAGTTGAAGACAAACCTTTTAAATATTTAGGAGGTATTTTACGTTTAGTTTTCTTTTTGGCAGGAGGCTTGCTTATTTGTTTACTCATTTGCCCCCTAGTTATTGCCATTTAAACCAACTTGTGTAGAAAAGGAGTGATAACAATTAAAACAGCTAAACCCCAAACTTTAACATCTAATTTATCGAGGCTTTTTTCTATTTTTTCGTACCGTTTATTGCACTCTGCTTCATGTTTTTCTAATAATTTTAATACGTCGTCTGCTTTCATTACCATGCCTTACAAGACCAATATCTCGCACTAAACTTATCCTTAGCTGTAGCACAATTATGTCTTGCCCTAAATGATTTTCTACGTCCTGGTTGATCTTTTTTAATAGTCATATTTGGGTCACCAAACCTAACTAATTTAATTTGTGAACCTTTTTTAGCTAAAACTGCTGATTTTTTAGGACCTCCTGGAGTACGTTTTGGTTTATTGTATCCAGGAAAAGTCTCCCCTCGGTAAGTTATTCTACCTGAGGGGGTTCTTTTTACATCTTTAGTGGTAGCCATTAACTATATTCCTTAGCTATTTGAAGTATAATTGTGTAACTATCCGCACTAGTATGTCCTATTGTGGTGAATTTTATATCGCCAGTTTTACCCGATCCTGCGTTATTTGGGATACCACCAAAGCTTGTGTAATCATGATCACCACTTTGGTTTTCACCCAATTCAATAGCAAGTACATCAGTTGTTGCATCAAATAGTATTTGTACTTTCATACCGATGCACTGCCACCATATTTTTTGTATGGTGGCTCCAGTACAAGATTGACCAATAGAATTACTAGATAAGGCACTTACATCTACCTTTGTAACAGCACTCTCGCCAGTTCCGTCTGAGACGTTTGTAAACTTTAATACTGCTGTTTTACTACCATCTATAATGGTTTGTGAGGTTACTGCATCAGCCATCTAAACCTCCTATTATTGGTCAGCAAAAGTTGGTGCTGTCGTTGAAGTTACGTTTCCAAAAATTTGGTAGTTTGTTGAATCTTTACCTACAATAGTAACATCAATTGCTTGTGGGACGTTTATTTGAATTTTACTATTGGAGTTTCCATCAGAAAACACAGAACTAATTGCATTATCTGAATCAAGAAAAGCAACACCACCAATGAAAAAATTTGTATTTCCTGGTGTTTGGATGATCGCATCTGTCGCATCAGCGGCTCCTCCTGCATACACAAACCTGAAAACCGATCCTGCCACGGGAGCTGGAAGTGTGTAGGTATTGTCTTGTGTACCGTCTGGCACGAGTAAAATTCTACCACTATGAGTAGCATTGTTTAATGTTTGATCTGCATCATCTAAACTTACTGGACCATCACCAAAAGTTGCTACTTCTGTAATTGTTCCAGTTGTTGCATTTTTACTTATTGTTTTGATTGTACTTTCAGATCTAATAGGACCTGAGAATGTAGTGTTAGCCATATATGTCTCCTTGTCTTGGCTTTGTCGGGTTTATTCCCGTCAAGGTATAAAAACTATAACATAAAAAAAGAGCGACTGTAAAGTCGCTCTTCAAGTTTTAAGGGGATCCTTAAATTAAGCTCCTGGAGAACCAAATACACAACGAGGATCTGATACGCCAAAGCTGTATCTTTCTCTCGCCTTATATCTAACATTACCAGTGTCAAAGTCACCTTCCATTGATGTTGCAATCGCTGCTCTTTCAAAATGCTTAAAGCCGTTTGGTGAGTCAGTTTTAATAAAAAATGCGTCTGTATCTGTAAGGAAGTGGTTTACCACATATCCCTCAGGTAACATACCCATGTTTCTCACTGCGTTTACATCATTGTCTGCTGTTCCTGAACGTAAATTACTTGCCATTAATCTTTCAGCTACAAACTGTAAATTAACTGGAATAATTAACTTACGACCCATTAAAG